GGTCATATGATTAATGACCGTCGCGTAATGGACGGCTTTGGGGTCAAGTTTCATGGACCCATCTTGCGTCTTACATATCAGGCAGAATCTCGGATCAAGGAAGTGCAAGCTAACAACTTCGAAGATGAGGTAGGTAGTAAACTACAAGACATCGTAAAGTTTCTAAAGAAAGAATACAAAGCCATCACCGGCGATACTGTCACACTCACCAAAGAGGGGGAGCATCAGATCTTAGTTCAGCGTATCTCGAATTATCGCACCGACATCCAGGCACACTGTGATTATCGCATTGGTGGACTTAATAAAGAGGTCGACCTGGTTGAAGCCGGATCTGAGGATAAGCTTGACAAAGCAATTCGCAATTGGCTTTCACAAGGACCAAAGGGACGCCCCAAGAATGATACTCGCAAAGGTAAGTAACAAATGCCATGGGGAATACCCTTACTAAGAAAGAGATTCTGAAAGAAATAGTTAAGGCGGGCAAGGACCCAACCTATTTTACGATGAACTATGGGAGAATCTCCCATCCCCAAAAGGGCACAATTCCATTTAAAGCGTACGACTATCAGCAAGATTTGCTGAAAGATTTTAACGACTATCGTTTTAATATTATCTTAAAGGCGCGCCAGCTTGGAATTTCTACTGTAACAGCGTCTTATATTGGCTGGCTCATGTTGTTCCACCGCGACAAGAATATTCTTGTTGTGGCTACCAAACTTCAGACAGCGACCAATCTTGTTAAAAAAGTTAAAGCCCTTATAAAGAACCTCCCCGAGTGGATGCAAATCGCATCCATCACCGTTGACAACCGAACCTCTTTTGAACTTTCCAATGGTTCTCAGATTAAGGGCTCCTCAACATCTGGCGACGCTGGTCGTTCTGAGGCTTTGTCTTTGTTGGTAATTGATGAGGCCGCCCACGTTGAAAAACTGGATGAGTTGTGGACTGCTCTGTACCCCACCCTATCAACTGGTGGTCGTTGCATCGCGTTATCAACGCCCAATGGTGTGGGCAACTGGTTCCACCAGAACTGTGTCGAGGCAGAAGCCGGCACCAATGATTTCTATATGACGACCCTATTGTGGGACGTCCATCCGGATCGTGATAAGAAATGGTTTGATAAAGAAACTCGGAACATGTCTAAGCGTCAAATCGCGCAAGAGCTTGAATGTAACTTTAATGTATCGGGCGAGACGGTGATTCACCCAGATGATATTCAGTGGTATTTAGAAAGAGCGACTGCACCCGAATACCGCACAGGGTTTGATAGAAATTATTGGATTTGGAAAAAATATGATGAGATGAAGACTCACCTGATTGTTGCGGATGTTGCCCGCGGCGATGGTAAAGATAACAGTGCTTTCCATGTTTTTGACTTAGAAACAATGGAAGTAGTAGCCGAGTATGTGGGCAAACCGACGCCCGATGACTTTGCTGACATATTGTATAATGTTGCTGCTGAGTATGGAAATCCCATGTTGGTGATAGAAAACAACAACATAGGATACGCAGTACTTAAAAAATTGATTGATAAAGGGTATCCTAATCTATATCATTCTAGAAAGGGCGATCATCAATATGTTGATCCTGTTGCCGCACAATGGCAATCTAATGTAATCCCCGGGTTCACAACATCTTCAAAGACCCGTCCGCTCATTGTGGCGAAGATGGAAGAGTTTATGAGAAACAAACTAATTACAATTAACTCTAATCGGCTGCTTTCTGAAATGAAAACGTTTATTTGGCATTCAGGAAGACCACAGGCGATGAGAAGTTATAATGATGATTTAGTCATGTCATTTGCGATTGGTTGTTGGGTCAGAGATACAGTGATTGTAGAAAGTCAAAAAGATATTGAGTATAGCAAGCAGTTTCTGTCGGCTATTTCTACGTCTAAAACAGAGATATCTACCACTATTCCTGGCATGTGTGGTCATGATCACGCGAAGGCTAGCCAGCAATTTGACGAAGCCAAGAAATTTAATGAACAGTATATAGCTTTAATAAAAGGATAAATGATGGCGAATAAAGACAATAACCCCCGCAACCCCGGTGCCCCCTTATTTAGGAGACTCACAAGACTTCTATCGGGACCCATTATTAATTATCGTGCTCAGTTAGCACGACAAGAACGCCGCGGCGACCTAGACAAATATCGATATCGCTTCCGTTCCATGAGCGGACAAGAGTTCCGACGTTCCGACAACAACATGTCGCAGAATTATAATCTGTTTACATCGGCCGCCTTTAGAAATCAAAATCGAGCAGAGCGCTATACCGATTTCGAACAGATGGAATACATGCCTGAGCTAGCCTCAGCGCTGGATATCTATGCGGATGAAATGACAACTTCAAATGAGTTCGATAAGTTGTTAACAGTCTCTTGCATGAATCTTGAAATTAAAACAATTTTGAATTCATTGTTTTACGATGTTTTAAATATTGAAGCCAATGCTTTTGGCTGGTCGCGCTCCATGTGTAAGTATGGAGATTTGTTTCTCTATTTAGATGTGGACGAGAAGTTGGGAGTTACTTCACTTATTGGATTGCCAAACAACGAAGTAGAGCGCCTCGAAGGACAAGACCCCACAAACCCAAATTATATTCAGTATCAGTGGAATGGCGCCGGCATGACCTTTGAAAATTGGCAGGTCGCACACTTCCGCATTCTTGGCAATGACAGACACGCTCCATATGGAACTTCTGTCTTTGACCCAGCCCGCCGCATCTGGCGTCAATTGGTGCTTTTAGAGGATGCCATGATTGCTTATCGAGTGGTCCGCGCCCCAGAGCGCCGAATCTTTAAGATTGACGTGGGTAACATCCCGCCTCAGGATGTGGCTCAATACATGGATAAAGTTAAAACTGAAATGAAGCGCAACTCTATTGTTGATGCCGCTACTGGACGCGTTGATCTTCGCTACAATCCACTGTCCCTGGAGGAAGATTACTTCATTCCGATGCGCGGAGGCATTGGTTCTGACATTACTTCTCTCCCTGGCGCCAAATCATTGGATGATATTGAAGACGTGAAGTATATGCGTGACAAGTTGTTCTCGGCTATCAAGATCCCTCAAGCGTATTTAACAAATCTAGAGGGTGACACAGAGGATAAGACCACGCTTGCTCAGAAGGATATCCGTTTTGCACGTACCGTGCAACGCCTCCAACGACCGTTTGTGGACGAGCTGCAAAAGATTGCTGTGGTTCATCTGTACACTCTAGGTTTCCGCGGCGAGGATCTGATTAACTTTGATCTTTCATTGAACAATCCATCCCGTCTCGCAGAGCTACAAACATTAGAATATCTCCGTACTAAGTTCGATACTGCCGGCAGTGTACCAGAGGGTACATACAGCAAGCGCTGGGTTGCCAGCAATGTGTTGGGACTTTCGGACGAAGAGTTCCTACGCAACCAACGCGAGTCGTTCTATGATAGGAAGTGGCAACAAGAGCTTGAAGCAGTCTCTGAACAGGCAGCCGTTGAAGAGGGCGGACTGGGAGACACTGGTGACTTGGGCGATCTAGGCGGTGATGACCTTGGCGATCTAGGGGGCGAAGACCTCGGCGATCTAGGTGGTGAACTTGAGGGCGGCGAGGATGACTCTGCGCTCTTGACTGCCCCAGCACGACGCGAAGACGGTGTCTTCGGCGAAGACGGTGCAAGAGGTCCTCGCGACGGTAGAACCTATGGAGGTCCCTTTCGACGTGAAACAAGATCCTCCATGGGACCGGAGTTAAATACAGATCGTAAAAATAAGGGCTCTGGAATAGGCAACCCACACCAGGACATGTCACTGACTGCACTAGGTTATGGTTCGAAACGGCGACATGAATCTATTTACAGTAAGAGCGAAAGACGATTAATTGAAAATACCGTGAAAGTTCGTAGACTTGTGGAACAATTAGAGAAAAAAGAGGCAGATAAAGATGAGACACAATAAAAAACGGAATACAGCGTTTATATACGAAGTCTTGACCAAAGAGCTTACCAAAGCGATAGTGGATAAGAATG